CAAGATACCAAGAAAATGTCAGCGCAGCCAGTGCTGCAGCCATTTTGACGTAACTAAGGATTGGCAACGGAAACATTATTGATCTTCAGTTTTTTGAGTGGCAGCTTTGGCTCCAATCATTACTCCTGAACCACCAAGAAGCGTACCAAATCCTAAGCCAAGCTGAGAAAAATCAATGTCTTTGCCATGCAAAACGTGAATGATTGCAATAGCCAAAAAGCCAAAAAGAGAAGCAAGAGCGCATACACGAGCAGCGCAATAAGTCTCGTTGTCATCTTCGGTCAGGATGTCTTTAAATAGCTTCATTTTGTGGTCGTAATCTTGTCTGAGCCTTTGGTGACGGTTACTTTGTCTCCGTCTACCGTTACGGACATTGGAGGCTCTTTGTCAGCCAAGTGATCGAGTCTTTGAATGAGTTGCTGGATAACTTGAAACTCAGGACGTTCTTCTTTTTCAGTGGTCCCTGAAACAGAGTTCATCATGTTGATAATTGCCATGATTGCACCGCCAGCCATACCAATAACGGCAGCGATTTTGGAAGTGTCCAAGAAAATGCTGGCTGCTACGCTAATGACAATGATTGCTGTAATGTATGCAAGACCATGCTTGCCAATCGATTTGCCAGCAACTTCTTTGGCAGTTTCAATATAAGATTGCTCAGCCATAATTAACCTCTTTTTTTGGCAACAGTCTTTTTTGCTGCTGGCTTTTTTGCTGCAGTTTTTGCTGCAGGTTTTGTCACTTTGGCAGCTACTTTTCTTGTAGTTGCTTTTTTAACAGTCGGTTTACGTTTAGGTTCGGCAGAGTCTACAACGGCTACAGTCTCTACGGGTCTAGGTCTTAGTAGTGCTGCGATCTGCTTAAACATTATTTATCCACCTTCGTATCAAGTTTGTCGAGTATTTTGTCCAGCTTTTGAAATATTTGATTGGTAACGCTTTGGAAATCTTCACGCTTAACGTAATGATCTGAGACCTTTACCTCAAGACTGTTGATTTGTCTTGCAAGAGTGGATTGGTCCCCAATGATTTTGTCTTGATTTTTAGATAGTTCTTTTGACCACCAGCCAATAACTCCCGAGGCTGCAGTGGCTAAAATGGCTATAGCTGCGACTATTGCTGACCAATCCATGACGCTTACTCCGCAGCAGGTGTTTCGGCTTCTGCTTCAGCAGCTTTAGCCTTAGTTTTTGTTGATGCTGGAGCTTCTTCAACAACAGGAGCTTCAACGGCAGAAACGCTGGCTTCGATCTCATCAATCAAATTACGGATTTCTTGACGAACTTCTGAAGACGCATTGATGAGGAATTGTTTAATAGAAAACATGGTCTATCCCTTATTCTGTAGGGGTTGTAGGGTCAGCAGGTGTTTCGTTTGCTGCTGTTTGTTTTGCTGCTTCTTGAGCCATTTGAAGGGCTTGAATTTGAGGAATTGCTTGAATTTTGATCTTGTTAACAGTTTCCTCAATTAGCTCCATTGGGAGCTTACGCAAGCCAGCAACAACAGCTTCTACTTCATTAATTTCCAACGTTAGATTAATGCTCATTTTTTTCCTTTTTAGATTACAGGTTTTTTGGGGGGTGCTGGAAGTGCTGCAACAAAAGATTCTGCACTTGACGGCAAAGTCCCCGCTTCTATTGTATATGCCTCTGACCAATAATTGTCACGCCATTCAATCAAAGCTTCAGCTTCAGCCTTAAATTGTGCATTTGTAGAATTTGCATAAGAAGCTGCCATTGCCAATGAGTCATAACCCCAAGATTTAGCAATTTCATCAAGGTTTTTTTGAGCAGCAAATTCATATTGAACAATAATTTGCTCATTTGTCAATGAAGGTGGATCAATAAGAATTGGATTTCCCTTCTTGTCAGATTGAATTATTTTCCCGCTTGATTGACCGGAAATTAAATCTTGCCATTGTTGATCTGTAATTTCTACTGCGTTTTCAGGAATATTTTCATGGATAAAGCTATCCATAAAAGTAATTGGGTTTGAAATAAAATATTTAGTCATAATTTTTCCTTAGTATCCTAAAGCAAACCAATAAAAAGTAATTGGGAAAGAATTGCCCAATAAAAATGTTGTATACCAAGCTGTTGTTGGCGTATAAGTATAAGCAACAACTTGACGATTTTGTGTATCTCCCCCGTATGGGGTTGCAGATAAAGTTAAACAGTTGTTTGGGAAAGCAATCGGAAAGGTAATAGAACCATTGCCAGCAGCCATTCCAGAGGAAGTAGCAATTCCCCACTGAAAAATTAAACCGTTAGGTAATTTTTGATATCCAGTCGCTGTTAAAGAGGCTGGAAAATCTGTTGGAGCTACAGGAGTATAACCAAGAGCGTTTATTACGTCTGTTGCATTTAATGAAATAGCTCCGGTTCGTCCATTAAAGCTTGAAACTTGAGCAGAGTTAGCATATTTAATATTAAGGCTATCTCCATAAACAATCGATGTACCGCCCTGAGGAATATTTACACCTCCTCCTGAAGCAGTTTTAACGGTTAATGTATAAGCTCCTGAAGTAGCATTTGCAATTACCCAAGTTTGCTCAAAAGTAGGAAGAATAACCGTTGAATTTGCAGTCAATGTTCCTGAAAAATTTAAAATAGGATAGGCTGCTTGGATATTTGTTAAAGTTGTTGTAGTGCTTGTTAATGTAATACCAAGACCTTTATCAAAACCAAAAGGAACCCATCCTGCAGTGACTCCATTTGTATCGGGATTTGAGCTATTGTTTTCAATATTACTTACCCAAAATCCATTAAATGTAGCACTTTGAATTACTGCTCCTTTTGGATAACCTCCAACTTGAGAAGCAAAAGTAGCATCAAACGGAAAAAATCCTCCAGCCTCTTGCCATTGTTGAATGGAAGTAATTTCATTCAAAATACCATTAAAGTCTGCCCCAAAAGGAGGAACTCCTCCCGAACTAAGTGGCTGAAATGTAAGGGGAGGAAAGCCATCCGTTAAAGAGGCTTTACCATTAGTAATGCCGATTTGAGAAGCCGTTGGAATAGTGTTTTTATAGCTTGATCCTGCTGCATAAGCAAAAGGAAGTGGAATTTTTGAAGGAATGTTGGAGCTTTGCATGGTTAATCCTATTAATAAGTTACTGAAACGGCAACGCCAGCAGGTCTAGGGAATACTCCCGAATTTTCTACAATAGCCAGTTGCAAGGCATTGGGTATAAAGTTGAAATGATAAGTGAATCCTTGGTTCAAAGTATCAATTACATACGCCACACCATAAGGGCTTCCTGAAATAGATTGCCCAAAGAATTTTTGAAGCAACTGATTAATTTGAGGAACTGACAAATTGCCAATATTGACCGCAGCTTTAATCAGGATCAACTGTCTATAAACGTCATCCGATAAATAATAGGTCGTTGTAGAGGCAACTGAAGTGTAAAACGGAGCCTGTCCAAAAGGCTGAGGACCTGTGGTCGCATAGCCTGAAAGATAGGCTTCTTCAAAACCTAAATAATTAGGGGATCCGGGAATTTGCAAATATCTAGGAACGTTGACAATCGCCCCCCAAATATCTAATCCAGTGCCAACGGCTGTATATACATCCCAAATATTTAAATAAAAATTAGCAATATCAGCAGAAGGATCAACTGCACTATTGTAAGAACTAAGCAGACCGTCAATCGTTGGAGAATCACAATATTGACTTAAAAGAGTTTGATCCCAATTTTGCATGATTAAACCAATACCACCGCAATATTAGAGGCTGAAAGTGTTGGCAACTGATCGATTCCAAAAGCAATCGATAACGTGCTTGGACTGGCAGACAGTCCCAAATAAACTTCAATTACATTAACTGCAGAGCTAATAGCATTGATGTTTGCATAATAGCGACCTGAATATGTTGTTGAGTTAATGGTAACTGCAGTACCCCCATCTTGCCCATTAAATGATGCCAAAACAGCATTTTGCACAAGCTGAATAATGTTTGAAGGCAACAATGGATTATTTTGAATATTTACTGTGAAATATGCAGGAGTTGATGTTGGAGTCAAATAAGTGACTGTATAAGGAATTGGGGTGGCATAGCTTGTGTCATATACCGTAACTGTTGTATTTCCGTTATATCCACATCCGGGAGGCTTTTTATTCCAAATAGCTGTTGCAATAGCAGAGGACGAACCACCAGCCACGCTAACGCAAATAGAGTGCGCTGCTAATGGATAACTGGTTGATCCATAGTTTACGGTTGAATTTGTTGAATTATCAACAACAACGGCTTGCAAAACGTTAGGAACCGCCAAAACTGCAGCTTGAATAGATTGGATCGAATTAACTGCATTTACGGCAACGCTGGCTTGTCTACGCAATTCAAAAGCTGCACGAGATTCAACAGCATTTCCTAGTGCGCCAGCAGTCGGATTGGATACAGTATTCCACCCAGCAACGGCTGTATATATCTTATTTAAAGATCCAATAGGACAAGCAATCGCCCCAGTAGTTTGATTTTGAAATTGAACCGTTACGCTTCCACTTGAAGGAATAGTTGCAGCAGCAGTTGAAGCGTATAAATAACCGCTAGAGTCTTGAGCAATAGATCCTGCGGGGATAACAGTACCTACCGCACCTACGCAAGTTGCGTTTACAACGGTTCCCGCAGCTTGAATGCGAGTCATAAAATAAATGTAACCAATAGCATCTTGCCAAATACCTGAAGCAAAAGCTGGATTTACTTGATTGGCAATATAAGCAATTTGATTATTTTTATCGCCAATAATTGCTGTTTCAGTTTGCGCTAATTGACCTTGTGGAGTTGTAAGACCGGGATTTACCCCGCCACCAAAAGCTGCGTTAATGTCCGCTTGAACTCCAGCAAGAATATCAGCTTCTGCTGGCAAGACAGGTGCGCCATTAGTCCATGTAATTGACGGTACGTTAGTGCTCATTTATCCTCCGAAAGCCACATTATTAGTGACTCCATCCGTATCTATAATTTGAATTTGTCCAGCCAAAGAACGATTTTGGAAGGACGTAAAAGTTGCTTGCGCTGCTGCTACGTCAGGAACGGTTAATGCTGAATCCTGAAGTTTCTCAGCAACATACTGTAAAGGAGGAAACTCTCCAAGAATTTGCTGCCAATAGGGAATACCCTGAGTAGTGTCATACCAGCATTCACCTAAAAATGTTCTAGTAACCGAAGCTACGTCTTGTGCGATTGAATAAGGTGCTCCAGCTAAAGCTATGTTTCCGTTGAGATCTAAAACAAGATCCCAAGCAGTCTGATCGAGCAGCAAAGTATTGTGAATTATCGTCATACTGGAGTTCCTGTTTGACCGCCACCTGTTTGTACGCCACCATGTTTATGAGTATGCAAGCTAGTACCGCTTGCCGTTACGTCTCCCGGTGTTGTAATGTTACCAGCAAACGCTGCATCACCTGATCCTGAAATCTGAGTAATTGGTCCATTTAGCTGTATTGCTGCTGAATTTACTCTAAATACGGACGAAGCGTCTACCGTTACAGTAGGAGCAGTTAAATGCACCAAAGTTGTTGCTGTAGCATCAATTTCAGGAGCTGTAATATTTACCTTAACTGGAGAGTGAATGATAATTCCCGAGCTATTAAATTGAACATATTGAGTGGGGGCAGACCCAATAATTGTCATCAAATAAACCATGTCGGACATATCATTTTTGCGATTTGATCCGGGTGCTGCAACTGCGCCAGTGCTTTTTACGGTTGAAATATCTCTATCGCAAACCGTTCCGATTCCAATATCTCCGACAACTGGATCAAGAATGATTCCGTTTGCCCCACCTTGAATACGCATATAAGGCACGTTATGAATGATGCCATGCTCCCATGCTTGACCATTTCCATCTACGGAGCTAACCAATGGTTGAACGTCTACAGTCCCAATAGGGGATAGACCGCCATTATTTGTAACTGCCACCACTTTTACGGGAATGGCAGTTCTAAGACCTGATAAAGCTGATCGGACAATAAAATCCATGCGCCCCACGTCTGAGGCATTATCTGCGGGGACGTGGTTAGTCTGAATAGGTTGGTTAGTTGACTGGGACATTGATCGCAGGGCTTAATTTAGAGGTTGTAAACCAAGGACCGTCAGGAGTCAAAGTGCTTAATTCATGAGTGGCAAATTGAACCGGAAATTGTCCGTTTGCTTTTGGCAATCCCGAAGTAAGGTTTATTGTCCTGCCAATGGCAATAATTGGGTTAAATTCGGATCTAACAGTAAAACCAGCTTCCCAGTAATACGGGTATCCAATGAGTCCAGTTTCAGGGCTCAAATCTACTACGATGTCGTCTCTAGTGCCACCATTAGGGAAAATCGTTACGGCATTGTTTTCAATAATCAACGGAAAAGACGCAGCACGAGCTACGGTTTGAATCTGATCTATCAATGATCCTGAAAGATATTGATTTTGAACTACGGCATGAGCACTGTTTGGGTTATTAAAAGCCCAATCGGAACCCAAAAGATTTGTCAAAGAGGAAATAATGTCTTCTGCATTTTGAGCTCCTTTATATGTATTTGGAGCTGACGGAGCTGCTTTGTTGTAATAGCCAGCCACTGCAGCGCATACAAAACTCACCTCGGGAAGATTTGACAGATCAATAAAGCTAGAAATTAAAGTGCCTGAAAATACCTGATTTAAGGTCCCGCCTTGATCTCCCGCTTCTACAGTGACAGCTTGATTTTGAACGGCTACCATGTTTGATCCAGTGCTTGAATACTGATTCATCTGATCTAAGGTCATTCCATAGACTTGCAGTTGAAGCTGCCCAAAAGCGTTATTTCCACCCGGATTTGTAATCACCGCAGAGCAACGCAAACCTTCAAGAACCAAAGGCTCAGCATCTGCGCTTGAAAATGTCAAATTGATCTGACGGACTGCGAATGTCATGATTGATAAATTAATTGATAACGAGAACCCAATCCAGTGTAATACGGATCATTAGTTCCCTGAGTGTCAAAAAATGCAAGCTGACCTGAAAAACCATAATACTTTTCACGAATTAAGCCTACTAAATTAAGGCAAAGAACTGAATTTACGCAAGGATTATTGTTAACCGTCATGCTGAAATAAAGCCCGTTATTTTTTTGAGCCAAACTAATAGCGCAGCTTTGTCCGTTTAATTGAATGGTGAACTTTTGAGCAGCAACTGCAGTAATAGGAATAAATTGAATGGTCATAGTATTGCTGGATTTAAACCAGTCGCTCCTCGTGCGTTAGGATTAATAGACCCAAAATTTCCGGTTGGCACTTTAGTTGGAGAGAGCTGACCAAGACTTGTGCTACTTGCTCCTGAAGGATCAGCCGTAGGAACGGTTGGTTGTTGAGCAATTCTGATCTCTTGAAACCATAATTGAGCAATCAATAAAGTTGCACCCTGACGAGCTTCTCTACGATAGTCAACATGAATCAAGTTGCAGCTTTTATAAGTTGTATTTGGAGTAACGACACTGCAAAGAGTCAAAGAACTCAAAAGCTTTTCAATCGCTGCTAGAAACGCTTCCTTGCTCATTTTCCCGTTACCGCTACACGATACTGTCACCCGGCAGTCAAAAGGCAGTGCGACCTTGTTATAGCTTGAAAAACTGCCTTCTTCAAGAGGATAAGTCGGTATTTTTCTTTCCTCTCGATATTCAAAATCGATAAAAGAGTCCGGGCTAAGTAAAGCAGATCCGTTTTCGTCAACAATTCCCCAAGTCGTGCCAAATAAATTAAGAGGAAGTATTTCCCCCACAATCGTTAAAGCTGCTGCAACAAATTGAGAATTATTGCTTCTCGCTAGGGCAGGTACTCCGGGTAATGCTGGGACGTTAGGATAAGGAATATTTGGCATTATCTATTTCCTTGTACGCCTAAATTAATTAATGAGTTATTTTGTAATGCTCCACGCAATCCATTGGCAACGCCATTCGCATCGGTAGCTTGAGTATTTACGTTGATTGTGTTGATGTTGGTCTGCACGTTAGTTCCTACACCACCGCCAGCACCAACTGGAGCCGTTGCCTTAGCTCCGACCATGCCTTCATGAGCAGACATTGCTTGCTGCACTGCAGCCAACTCGCCCATGCTCAAAGGTTTATTTGGATCAATGCCAGTCTTTTTAGCAACGTCCGCAATATACGCATTCGTGTTAGCAGCACCATTTTCTCCAGCAGGAGACCACTTTCCGACAATCTTGGAAATAGTATTGTTGCCACCTTTTGCATAGCTCATGAGCAATGAAGCCATTGCGTCCTGACCTGTTTTTAGATCAGGGAAAACGGCAAAACGTCCATCGCTACCAGTTGCGCCATGTTTACGAGCAAAATCACCGTACTCAATATTGCCGGGATTGTTGTTTCGCATATTGCGAGGAAGACCTGCAGCTCCACCGCCTTTTCCTGAAGCTTGATCTTGAGCTGCATGAATCTTGGCTATTTCAGCATCCTCACCTTTGTTTAAACCTTCACTATGGAATAGCAATGCAGCAGCTCCAAATAGCTTAGAAAACGCTGCTGTGAGACCTTCTCCAACGGAAACGCCAACAATCTTTAAAGAAGACAATGCGCCCTGCAAAGTTAAAGCTGCACCACCAATTAAAGTCAACTGAGAAAGGAATCCGTCCAACTTTTTGTCGGCATTCACAAAGCCCTCAAAAAAAGCTGTACCGCCTTGTAGAGTTGCGCTTAAAGCCGGATATAGCTCATCCATAAGGGCATTTTTTGCCTTGGAAAATGCTTGACTGGTTTCAGCCCATTGCTGCTGAAGTTTTTGAGCATTTTTGGTATTTTGTTCGGTTACGCCTGAAAGCTTATATTGTTCGTCATAAAGCTTATGAACTGCGTCAGCACCTTGGGAAAGGACCATATAGGTCTCTTTGTTCATACCTAGCTGTTGAGCTAATGTAAGGGTAAGCTGCTCACCGTTTTGTTCTTTGAATTTTTTCAAAGCATCGGCAAGTTTGTAAATATCAACAGTGCCTTTATTGATGTCTACTGCAGCCAGTGCTCCCAATCGTGCCAATGGGGTAAGAATTGCAGCGTCACCCAGCTTAATGCCAGCAATACCTTGCTGCATCGCTTGAATGGATGATTGGAAAGTTTCAGCGTCACCGCCTACTGTTTTTAAAACACCGCCCCAAGCATCAAGCTCTCGGGCAGACATTTGGAATAGTTGAGCATTTCGACCAAGTGCTGCATTGGTCGTTGTCATTTGCTGAGCAAAGTTCGTAAAACCTTTTATGCCGACAAAAGCGACTCCAAGTGAGACTAGGGCATTCCGAGCTTTTTCAAAGCCGTCACCGATGTTTTTGGAGCCTTGCTGG